GGCTCATGCGTGTGTCCGCAGAATGCACGCGCGTTTTTCAACTCTGAAATCGGGTGCCCACAAATGCCGCGAGGCCGCAGGCCCAAAACGGCCGCACAGAAGCTGCTGGAGGGAAATCCCGGCAAGAGGCGAATCCGCCCCGACCTGCCGGCTGACTCCGGCGCTCCTCCGATGCCCGAGCGGCTGATGGTCGAGCCAGTGGCGGTAGCCAAGTGGCAGGAACTGGTGCCGATCCTGCTGGAAATTAGAACGCTGACGACATCGGACGGCGAGGCGCTCGCGACTTTGTGCGAAGTCTATGCTGCGGCTCAGGCGTGCCTGCTTGAATTGCGGGCATCTGGCCCGGTCATCAGGACGGACCTCGGCGGCGTGAAACCGAATCCGGCTGGCTCCCTCTACCGCGGTCTGGTTTCGATGCAGGCTTCGCTGATGGGAGAGTTCGGCTTGACCCCGACGTCGAGGGCGAGACTTGGTGGCAAAGAAAACAAGCCCGCGGACGAGGTCGAAGAATTCTTCCGCGTCCACGGCGCGTGACCTCTGCACCGCCGGCCAGGCGAAGTACGACCGCGTCGTGTCGTTCTTCGAGAAGCTCTTGCGGCACAGCAAGGGCCAGACTGCCGGGCAGGCGTTCAAGCTGCTGGAGTGGCAGCACAAAGTGCTTCGTGAGTTGTTCGGCCGAGTCACTCCCGATGGAGTTCGGCAGCGGCGTATCGGGTACATCGAACTGCCAAAGAAGCAAGGCAAAAGCACGACGCTCGCCGGGTTGGCGCTGTACCTGACCGGGTTTGACTCAGAGCCAGGTGCCGAGGTTTACGGTGCCGCGTGTGACCGCGAGCAGGCAGGCATCATCTACCGCGAAGCTGCCAGCATGGTCCGTGCTTCGCCTGGCCTGTCGAAGCACTTTGAGGTGATCGACTCGCGAAAGACTATCGTCCACCGGGCGAGTAACTCGTTCTACCGCGTCCTGTCCGCTGATGCGTTCCGTGCCGAGGGGCTGAATATCCATGCCCTGCTTTTCGACGAGCTTCACGCCCAACGCGACCGCCGTCTCTGGGATGCCCTGCGGTACGGCGGTGCCGCTCGTCGGCAGCCGCTCATCCTGTCGATCACGACCGCAGGCTACGACCGCCGGTCAATCTGCTGGGAGCAGCATCAGTACGCCGAGAAGTGCATTGCAGATCCGAAGTTCGACCCAGCCTTCTACGGCTGCATCTTCGCGGCTCCACAGGAGTGCGGCGTCGATGGGACGTGGAAGGAAGAAAAGACGTGGCGGGCCGCCAATCCGAGCCTCGGCGAGACGATCACGCTTGAGTCGTTCAAAGCCGACGCCCGCGAAGCAGAGCAGTCGCCGACGAAGCTCAATTCGTTCCTCCGCTACCGACTCAACGTCTGGACGACGCAGGATACGCGGTGGATCTCGCCGTCTGCGTGGGGAGCGTGTGCCAGCCCGCTGCGACCATTCGGCGATCGTCCCGTCTACGCCGGGCTCGACCTTGCCAGCACGTATGACCTTTCGGCGCTTGTGCTCGTCTGCCCTGACCCTGCGGACAACTCGTGCGACGTGCTGCCGTTCTTTTGGATACCCGAGGCCAACGCCGTCGAACGTGCCCAGCGTGACAAGGTTGACTACCTCGGCTGGATTCGTGACGGGCATATCCGCGTGACCGATGGCAACGTCACCGACTACACGGTGATGCACCGGGACATCACGGAAATCTGCCGGCAATACAACGTCCGTGGCGTGGCTGTCGACATGAAGTTCAACGCCCAGATGCTCGCCAACTTGCTGCAAGGGGACGGGCTCGCCGTGGCAGGATGGCCACAGGGCGGTCCCGGTATGTCCGCTCCCGCGAGGACGCTCGAGAACCTGATCCTGCAATGTCGCCTGCGGCACGCCGGGCATCCGGTGCTGACCTGGAACGCTGGCAATGCAGCCATCCACGAAGACAGGCGAGGCAACATTTTCCCGAGCAAGCAGGCCAGCACGGAGCGAATTGACGGCATCGTGGCGCTGTGCCAAGGGCTCGGAATGTGGATGAGGTCGGAGCAGAGCAACGCCAACGCCGCCCCGGAAATCTTCTTCATATGATCGCCCCCAGCGAACACCGCATCCTGTGGCTCCCCGGCGAAGAGCGCTCGTGGGATGACGATGGCGGCGGTCGTTCGCCGGCCGGCGTGCGAATCACGCCAGAGAATGCGACCTCGGTCGCGGCGGTGTTTTCGTGCCTGCGGATTTTGGCCGAGACGGTGGCGGGCCTGCCGCTCCACCTGCTCGAGCGGACGCCTGGCGGCGGCAAGCGACTCGCCCGCGAGCTGCCGCTGTATCGCAAGCTGCACTCCCAGCCAAACGCATGGCAGACGAGCTTCGAGTGGCGCGAGCAGATGGTGATGCACGTCGGCCTGTGGGGCGACGCCGAGAGCGAGCTTGTGCCAGGGCAGTCAGGAGCGATCGACCAGATCGTGCCGCTGCACCCGAGCCGCATGAAGACCGAGACGCTTGAGAACGGCCGGCTGCGGTACACGTACCGAGAGGCGAAGGGCTCGCAGACGATCTACACAGACGAGCAGATCCTGCACGTCCGCGGCCCAAGCGACGACGGCGTGCATGGCATCTCGGTGGTGGAGGAGTGCCGCGACGCGATTGCCCTGGCTCGTGCGTGCGAAATCCATGGGGCGAGGTTCTTTGGTGCCGGTGCCCGGCCGGGATTCATTCTCTCGACCGACAACCAACTCAACGCCGACGCTCGCCGCGAGCTTGCAGAGAACTGGAACCGCAAGCACCGCGGCTCGTACAACGCTCACGAGACGGCCGTCCTCACGGGCGGGCTGAAGCCATACGAGGTGCCATACGCCAGCAACACCGACTCGCAGTATCTGGAGCTGCGGGAGTACCAGCTGCGCGAGATCGCCAGGCTGTTCCGCATCCCTGGCTATCTGCTGGGGATTGAGCCGGGTACGCCGCAGGCCGAGATTCAATTCGTCACGCACACGATCATGCCGTGGCTGCGACGTCTCGAGTCGGCATTCATGCGTGACCTCATCGTCGACGACGAGCGGTATCTGGTCGAGTTCGACGTGCGGGGGCTCTTGCGTGGCGATGCCGCCAGCCGGTCGGCGTACTACCGTGCGATGTGGGACATCGGCGTCGTGTCGACCAACGACATCAGGGCGAGCGAGAATCTTGACCCGGTCGATGGCGGCGACGAGCGGTATCGGCCGCTAAACATGGGGACGCTCGGGGCACCGCCGTCTGTTGGCGACGTGCTCGCCCAGCAGCAGCCCGGCAGCGGCATCGACGGCCAGGCGGTTGAGGGCGGCATCGCAGCGGCAGAGCAAGGCCAGCCAGACGAGCCTGCGACTCCCCAGGTCGCAGACGTGTCGCTCAACGGTGCACAGATCACGGGGCTGCTCTCGATCCTGCAGGCTGTCGCCACAGGTGTCCTCACTCGGGCCGGTGCCGGTGCGGCGATTGCGGCAGCCTTCCCGTCGATCAGCCAGCCGCAGATCGACGTGATTCTCGCGGGCGTGCCGGATCAGCATGTGCAGCCTGCGGCACCTGTCCCCGCCCCGGCTGCTGTGCCGACGCGCTCGCTGGCCGAGCTGCGGGCGATGACCGTCAGCATCGACTTCGATCGAACATTCGCAGCCGACCCGCGGCTGTGGGGCGAGTTCGCCCGCAAGGCGGTCGCGGACGGTAATCGTGTGGTGATGATTTCTCGCAGGCCAGAGTCAGATCGAGAGGAGGTGATCACATCTCTCGGCGACTACGCCGAGTCGTTCTCCGACGTGCTGCTCGTGGGGGGTGACACGCTCAAGGCTGACGCCGCCCAGGCGGCTGGGATCAGCGTGGACGTGTGGGTGGATGACTCGCCGCAGTTCATCCGGGGCGAGCAGCGTGCCCAGCCGGGCACCGTGTCGGAAGGTGACTTCGTGTCGTGGGACTCCTCGGGCGGCCGTGCTCGCGGGCGGATTGACCATGTGATGGATTACGGCACGCTCGACATCCCCGGCACTGACTTCAAGATCGACGCCACGAAAGAAGATCCGGCCGCCCTCATCACGCTCTACGAAGAGGTGGCCGGCGGGTGGCGTGCGACCGAGACGCAAGTCGGTCACAAGGTGGCAACGCTCACGAAGATTGACCCGCTGCCCGAGCCGCTGCCGGTCGAGGAGAACGCCTACGGCAAGCCCAAGCGGAAGGGGCGGAAGCGTGGCTAGGTACGACCACATCGACTTCACGCCGCCCGCGGGCGTGCGGGAGGAGGCGGCGAAGGGGCTGGCATGGCGAAGCGAATACGGCCGAGGCGGCACGGCAGTCGGCGTGGCTCGCGGACGCGACCTATCGAACGGAGTGAACATCAGCCCGGAGACGGCACGCCGGATGAAGGCGTATTTCGACCGGCACGAGATCGACAAGCAAGGAAAGGGCTATCGCCCAGGCGAGGACGGCTTTCCATCAGCCGGCCGCATCGCCTGGGCGCTTTAGCTTTGGGGCGGCGACCCCGGTCAAGATTGGGCGAACAAGTTGGTGAAACAAATGGACGCAGCTGACCAGGAGGGCCGTAGCATGAACATCGAGCGTCGAACACTTGCGATCGACGAGGTGGAGTCTTCCGTTCCACTGCTTGCTATTGAAAGCCGCAGCGAGGATGGCGGCGACAGGGAGTGGATCGTCGGCTATGCGGCGAAGTTCGGGGTGAACTCGCTCGACCTCGGCGACTTCGTTGAACGAATTGACCCTGGCGCTTTCGATATCGTGGCAGAGCGGCGTGGCCGCAAGAAGCCGCTCGAGACTCGCGCCCTGTGGAACCACGACGCGAACTATCCGCTCGCTCGGTATCCCGGCACGCTCAAGCTCAACGTAGACGAGGTCGGGCTGCGGTATGAGTTCCCGGTGCCCGACACTTCCTACGGGCGTGATCTGGCCGCGAACATCAGAGCCGGTATCGTGCGTGGCTCGTCGTTCAGCTTCACGGTTCCGAGCGGTGGAGATGCGTGGACGACTGAGAACGGACGCAGCCTCAGAGTCATAAGCCGTATCGACTCGCTCCTAGATGTTTCGCCAACTACGTTTCCTGCCTACCCAGATACGGATGTGAAGGTAGCCCAGCGGTCTTTCGATGCCTTCCGCAGCCAGCGTGACGCCAACTCGTCCCGGCTCCTGGCGGTGCAGGCACGGGCCGCAGACCTCCGCGAGTACCTCCGCAGGCATGGCCGCTAGAACGAACGACCCATGCAGTTGCCGCCGCGGCAGGCTGGAAATCGCCAGTAGCCAGCGGCACGGCGACTATCAGGTGCGGTACCTGCGGTGCCGCGCCTGCGGCTGCACGGATAAGCACGTGCTCCACGCGGTCGAGGTCCGCCGGCTGAAGGTCGGCTGATTCGTTTACTCTCGACGCCCTTTCACTGCAAGGGTCGCGGGGTGTGTCCGTAGTTTTGATGGTGCGGGCGGCAAGCGTCGCCCATCCCGTACACAGGAGTCTTCACGTGGACAAGCTCAAGAAGCTGCTCGACGAACTCGCCGCGGTGGTTGCCGAGATGGAAGCGACCTCGGAGATGCCCTCCGAAGGTGACGCTCCCGCGATGAGTGCCGAGCAGGAGGCGTCCCTCCGCTCGCTCGAGACCCGTGCCGCTGGCCTTCGCGAGCAGATCGAGCTGCTGCAGCGGATCGAGGCGAAGCAAGTCGAACTGCGTGCCGTTCTGGAGCGTGCCGCTCCCGCCAAGACGGTCGAGAAGACCGAAGCCCCCGAGATCAAGGAGTCCGCCGTGGAAGCCAGACACTACGCCGTCCCCCGCGCGACCGGCAAGCTCAAGGGCTTCGTCGGCCCCAACGCCGAAGAGCGTGCCTACCGGGCTGGAATGCACCTCAAGGGCTTTGTGCTCGGTGACGAGGAGGCTCGTCGGTGGTGCCGCGATCACGGCGTCGAGAGCCGTGCCCAGGCGGGCGGCATCAACTCGCTCGGCGGCGTCCTCGTGAGCGAGGAGCTGTCTAGCGAGATCATCCGGCTCGTCGAGGAGTTCGGCGTGGTCCCGTCGGAGTTCCGCCGCGTCTCGATGAACACGGACAGCATTCTGGTCGCCCGCCGCACCGGCGGCCTGTCGGCTCGGCCGATCGGCGAGAACGCTGCTCCGACGACCAGTGACGTGACGTTCGACAACGTCAACCTCGTGGCGAAGCTGTGGGGCATCGACAACCGCGTGCCCAACAGCCTGCTCGAAGACTCCGTGGTAGACCTGGCCGACGCGATGGCCGTCGAGGTGGCGCAGTCGTTCGCGGAAGCCTTCGACAACGCGGGCCTCATCGGCGACAGCAGCAGCACCTATCACGGAACGACTGGCGTGGCGACCGCCATCAACGATGGCACGCACACCGCGGGCGTGGTGACGGCGACCAGCCGCACGACGTTCGACGCCCTGACGCTGACCGACTTCACGAACCTCGTGGCTCGGCTTCCGCTGTTCGCTCGGCGGTCGGCGAAGTTCTACATCAGCCCGGCCGGGTACGGCTCGTCGATGCTGCGGCTCATGGTTGCCAACGCCGGCAACAATGCCTCGGACATTGCTGGCGGTGCGAACCTCCAGTTCCTCGGCTTCCCGGTGGTGCTCTGCCACCCGCTTCAGTCGGCCCTCACCGGCACGACCGGCACGGTGGCCTGCCTGTTCGGCGACATGAGCCAGGCGGCGACCTACGGCGAGCGGCGTGCGGTCACGATCAAGACCGACGGAAGCCGCTTCATTGAGTACGACCAGACGCTCACCTTCGCGACCGCTCGCGTGGCGATCGTCGCCCACGACCTCGGCTCCACCACCAAGGCTGGCCCGGTGGTCGCCCTCAAGTTCGGCTGAACAACACCCCCTTCCTAGGAGACTCTGATCCATGATTCATCTTTCCGCTACCAAGTCCGCGGCGGCCGGCAAGGGCGCTGTCTACACGTCCTCGCAGACCGCGACCCTGACGCTCGATACGGTCGGCTACGACTACGCCTCCATCGACGTGATCGCCGGCCCTGCGGCGTCGACGTCGAGCGTGTTCCAGACGCTGACGCTGACGGAGTCGGATGCCAGCACCGGCACGTACTCCACCGTCTCGGGTTTCGCGGTCGACCTCAAGCCGGCGGCCTACGCTGGCCAGACTGTGACTGACACGATGACCGTCTCGCGGCTGGACATCGACCTCCGCGGCAAGAAGCGATACCTCCAGGTGAAGGCCACCCCCAACACCGACACGGTGATCGTGGTGGCCGCTCGCCTGGGCTTGGGCGAGGCTGGCCCGGTCGACGCCACAGGCAAGGGCGTGAAGGTCTCGGTCGAGTCCTGATCGCTTGACACTATCGTCATTCTGGGCGGCTGGCAGGGAGCAATCCCCGCCAGCCGCTTCCTTTTTCACGAGGTACCAGAATGATCGTCAAGGTGGGAAACACAGAGGCAGACATTCGCGTCGAGGCGGTGCTGTCGATGCCGCGGTTGAGCTTTACCGCCAACCACTTCGCGTGGGCTCAGGCACTCATGCCTCTCGGCATTCGCCCCACGATGGGCACTGGTGCGTTCTGGTCGCAGGTGAATAGCAGGATCTTCGAACAGTTCATTGATAAATGCGAATACATCCTCACCATCGACTACGACACGTTTTTCACGAGGGCCGACGTTGAGCATCTCTTCACGATGGCGCTCACGTTCCAGTGCGACGCCCTCACGGGGCTGCAGACCAAGCGCGAAGACGGCAGGCCGATGCTCACGCTCAAGGGCACGCTCGACAATCCTCCCGCGACCGGCAGCACGACGGTGCCTGCCAGCTGGTTCGGAGAGCCGGTGCAGGAGGTGGACTCCGCACATTTCGGCCTGACGGTGCTGTCGACGGCGGCGCTGAAGCGCTGCAAGAAACCGTGGTTCTGGTCGCGGCCGTCGGAGGACGGAACCTGGAACGACGGCCGCCTCGATGACGACATCTACTTCTGGAGAAATTGGCGAGACAGCGGGAACCGCGTGTTCGTGACGCCGCGAGTGATTCTCGGCCACGGCGAGTACGTCGTCACGTGGCCCGGCAAGGATCTCTCCACGCCTGTTTTCCAGTGGACGACGGAGTTCACGAGCAAGCTCAAAGCCCCCGACACTGCATGGAGCGTACCCCAATCGTGAAAATCAAGTTTCTGAAGAACTACTCGACCTACCGGCCGGGCGACGTTGTCGATTGCGACGAGGCAGTGGCTCGTCGGCTCATCGCCGATGGCACCGCCGTAGCGGATCGGCAGGCCGACCTGATCGAGACGGCGGCACTTGAGCCTGGCGGCGAGTCTGCGGACCTGACTCCGCGGCGACGTGGACGACCCCCCAAGGAGCGAAGCGTTGAACTACCGCAGCATCAGGACGGTCACGCAGCCGATAGTTGAGCCTGTCTCGCTGGCCGAGGCGAAGGGCCACTGCCGGGTCGACTCCACGACCGACGACGCCTACATCGCGTCGCTGGTCACAGCGGCCCGCGAGTGGGTCGAGGCGTACATGGACGAGTCGCTCGTCCACCAGCAGCTGACCATGAAGATGGACGGGTTCCCCGTCGAGATCGAGTTGCCGCGTCCACCGATGGCAACTGCCGGCACGACGACTGCCGTCACGGTCACCTACACGCTCGACGAGACAGGCACGACGGCAACGCTGTCCTCGACGCAGTACCGCGTGGACCGCGACAGCACGCCGGGCGTGATCCGCACGAACTACGGCGGGGCGTGGCCCGGTCACATCATGGACTTCAACGCCGTCACTGTGACGTGGTGGGCAGGCCGCGGCTCGTCTGGAAACGACGTGCCGCAGGGCGTCCGCAACGCCATCCTGATGCTCGTCGGGCACTGGTACGAGCGACGGCTCGCGGCTGACGCAGGGGCGTTGAACGAGATTCCTTTCGGGGCGAAGGCGCTGCTGGACGCTCAACGCTGGGGCTCTTACCGATGATTGACCCTGGCAAGCTCCGCGAGCGGGTCACGGTGCAGGTCGCCAGTGGCACGACCAATGCCCTCGGCGAGACGGTGCTGACGTGGTCCGACTCGTCAGCCGTCTGGGCGAGCGTGGAGGGCGTGTCGGCACGCGAGCAGATCACGGCAGGGCAGAGCCAGACGGCGATCAGCCATCGCGTGCGGCTGCGGTATCTGCCCGGCCTGACGCAGTCGCACCGCTTCTCGTGGCGGTCTCGCACGCTGGAGATTGTCAGCCTGCTCGAGCACGGCAACCGCAGTGAGCACGAGGCCATCTGCCAGGAGAACACCTAGATGGCGACAGCAGGCATCGTCATCTCGGCCGACTTTCCCGACCTCAAGCGGGTCGGGGACGCTATCCGTGGGCTGGGCGACAAGAGATTCACCGCACAGGCTCTCAAGGATGCCCTAGAAAAAGCCATCTACCCTGCGTATCTGCGGCTGCGTGAACTATCGCCTGTCGGCCCTACCGGCAATCTGAAGGCCGCGGCCTCGCACTTGGTGAAGGCGTACCCGCGTGATGGTGCCGCCGTCGGCCTGATTGGCTATCGCCGGGCCAACAGGCAGGACTCTCGCAGCGCCGCCGGCGGCAAGGTCCGTGCCTCTAGTGCGTCTGTCGGTGACCGTGCGAACCACCAGTGGCTCATCGAGTACGGCACGCGGCAGCGTGTGGTCGGCAAGTTTTCAAACACGCCGTACCAGCGGAAAAGCCCGACAGCACCTTTCGTGCGGACCCGCATGGGCAGGCAGGAGACCGTCCGCGGCAAGGGCGTCGTGCATACGGTCAAGGGGCAGAACGCCTACATCGCGTCGAGCTTCAAGAGCCTCGGACCATTCGAGACAATTCGCCAGCGAAACGGCCGCGTCCAGACTGACCCGCCGTATCCGGGGGCATTCTTCCGCAAGTCGAAAACGCCCATCGTGATCGCACCGACGCCCGTCGGCGGTCGTGCAGGACGCCCGCCGGTTCGCACTGCTTTTGAGCAGTCGCAGAGCCAGGTAGCGTCGATCTTGCAGCAGGAGCTGCGAATCAGCCTAGAGCGAGCACTGAGCACGCTCACGCTCCGCGGCGAAGGCACCCTCTCTGGAGTCTGACGATGCCGCTGAAATCACCAGAGGCTGCCGTTCGCAGCCGTCTCGTCGCGACGGCGGGCGTGACCGCCCTCATCGGCACCCGCATCTACCCAGTAATCGCACCAGCCACGGCGGCCCTGCCGTTCGTGACGTGGCGGCGTGTGGCGGTCGAGCGAGCACAGTCCCTCAATGGACCGATCGGCACGCCGACAGTAAGCCTTTTGGTCGACATCTTCGCAGAGACCTATGAATCCGCGAGAGATATTGCAGACCAGTGCAGGCAATCTCTGGATGGCTGGGGGGGCACATTGGAAAATGTGACTGTGGCGCGTGTGTCGCTCGAAAACGAGAGCGACGGATTCGCCCAGTTGGCCGGCGGCGACCTCCCGCCGGTTTACACAGTGCAACAAATCTACGGCATTCTCTGGCAGGAGAGTTGACTATGTCGATCACGCCTCATGACGGTGCGGGGACAGTGTTCACGTTCGGCGGCGCGGCCTTCACCGTCACGAACATCGTTTACAACCTGGCCGATCCGGCGACCGACAACACCATCGACGTGTCGCACCTCGGGCTCACTGCTGGCAACGCTGTCAGCACGATCGACCGCCCACTGACCGGCAACGCTACCGATACCGGCCGCCAGATCACGATTGACTATCTCGGCAAGTCTATTGTCGCGGATGCCTCCAGCGCCGCCATGTCGATCACGCACGCCGGGGTGACGTTCCTGTCGAAGAATGCCACGGTCGTCAGTTCGTCGGTGACATTCGCGACAAACGACGTCATCAAGGGCCAGGCGGTCTTCAAGGTCGCACGTTGATCGTCGTGACGGAGGCATCCCGTCATGGCTGTCTATGCTGCCGGCGTTACCGTCACGTGGAACAGCGTAGCGTTCACCGAGGTCACCGACTTCAAGGTCACGCTCGGCGGCAATCTGCCGATCTCGCGTGAAGCTCCAGCTGGCAGTGCGTTCGCGCTTGACCTGGGCACTATAGAGATAGCGTGCCTCGGGACGCACAACTGTAGCGTTGCCAATTACGGCAAGCGCGCCACGTTTCAGGTCTCGGGGCCAGGCGTCGTGTTCACTCACAAAGCGATCTTCGAGCGACTCGTCGTCGAGAAGAAGCTCAATGATGTGCAACGACACACGGTGACGCTGCGATTGGCACCCATCTAGGAGACAAGCATGGCGCTGACGGCAGAGCAGATCCTGGCAAGCGACGACCTCGGGCTCAAGAAGGTCGCCGTCCGCGAGTGGGGCGGCGACGTCTACATTCGCGTGATGAGCGTCGGCGAGCGTGATTCCTATGAGCGGCTGTGGATGGGCAAGAGAGACACTGGTGTGGAGAACTTCCGCACCGAGTATCTCGCTCGCGTGCTATGCACCGAGAAGGGCGAGCTGCTCTTCACCCGCGAGCAGGTCGCGTCACTAGCGAACAAGAGCGGAGCCGTCATGGGCAGGCTTTTCGATGAGGCGCTGCAGCACAACAACATGACGGAGGCGGATGTCGAGCAGCTGGGGAAAACCTGAGTGTCTCGCCGACGCGGAGGTTCATCTTCGCTTTGGCGGGGCACTTGAAGATGACGGTCGGCGAACTGTGCGTGCGGATGGATTCTCGCGAGTTGTCCGAGTGGATGGCTTACACGCGGTACTTCCAGGCGTTGCCAGATCCGTGGAGACAGACAGGGCTCGAGGTGAGTGCGATCCTGGCACCGTATTCGGCACGGGGGCAGGCACCGTCCGCAGAAGACTTCAATCCGATTGAGCATCCGCCGCAGCATGAGGATCAGATGCTCGCACAGATCCGGATGCTGCAGTCGGCGCTAGGTGGTGGCTAATGGCGAACATTCTCGGACTCGCGCTCAAGGTTAGCGGCGACGCCAGCGGGCTGGCGAAGTCACTCACGCCTGTCGATCGTGCACTTGACAACCTCGGCAAGCAGGCCGAGAAAGCCACGGCTGTGTTTCAGCCGTTTGCCGATAAAACGGCGGCTGCGGGCAGGGCTCAGGAGGAGTTCGCGGCGAAGTTTGAAACGCTCGCAGACCAGCTTCGCGAAAATGTCATCGCGCCTCAGGAGTACGCGGCTGCATTCGGGCAGTTGACCGAAGAGGCGAATGCTGCCGCAAAAGCATTTGAAGAGGGTCTTCGCATCACCGAGCAGGTGCGGACGGCCGAGGAGCGACGCGCAGACGAGCTAGAGAAGATTGAAAACCTTCTTGCGCAGGGGGCAATCTCTGAGGAGACGGCTGGGCGAGCTAGGGACAGAATCACCGGAGCGAGCGAGGCGGCGGCAGCTGCGGAGCAGGAGTTTGCCAGGGCTAAGGAGCAAGCTGCCCGCATAATTGAGGCAAACCTCTCATCTACCGAGCGAGCCCAAAAGCAATACGATGCCGCCGTCGCAGCAGCTCAAGAGCTTGAGCAGCGCGGCCTGCTCACGAAGGAACAATTGAACGCGGAGATCCAACGCCAGGCCGGGCTCTTCG